CTCCGGCTACGACCCGATGGCGGTGCGCCGCGTCTTCCTGAAGATCAAGGAGCAGAACCCGGACCTGCACGACGCCGACGTGGTCGACCTCGTGCAGGGCTACGGCTCGCCCGACACCGTGCGCCGCTACCTCCGCAAGGCCGGCGTCGTGGTCGCGGCGCGGTCGCCGGTGTCGCTCGACGAGACCGAGAAGGCGATCCTGGTCGAGGAGATCAGGAAGCAGCGGCCGACCAAGCAGACCCTGAGCGCGGCCGCCAACGCCGCGCGCGACGCCCTCGGGCTCCGGTGCTCGAACAGCTACGTCTACAACATCGCCAGGGCCGCCGGCTTGGAGTAGCCGTCGGAAATCCGGGGGGCGGGGATTGAAACAGAGTGGCACACCGGCTAGCTTCACCGACATGGAACCCACCAGCGCCGTCTCCCCCGCCCCCCTTTCCCCCCGCGCCGCCGCCGAGCGCCGTGTCGAGCGCGTGATCGCGAGCGCGATCACCGGCGAGCGCCTTCCGCGCCGCCGCTGCGTCGACATCGCCGACTACGCCTGCGCGCTCGCCGGCATCGCCCGCCGGCAGTGCGAGCTCGACGGCGTCTACCCGCGCTTCCACGTCGTCGGGCGCTACTCGCTGAGCGGCAACTACTGCGACCTGTTCGAGGTCCGCTTTGGCCCGCGCGGCGGCCGCCAGGAGCGCCGGCTCTGCAAGGGCGCCTGCAGCTGGAACAGCTGGCGCAAGGCCCAGGTCACCCGCGCGCCGCGCGACAACGAGGAGGTGCGCTCGTGATCGAGCTCCGCGACTACCAGCGCGCCGCCATCGACGGCATCTACTCCTGGTTCGAGAACCAGAAGGGCAACCCGCTCGTCGTCGTGCCGACGGGCGGGGGCAAGAGCGTCATCATCGCCGAGTTCATCCGCGAGGTGCTGACGCAGTGGCCGGGCGAGCGGTTCATGGTCGTGACGCACGTCAAGGAGCTCATCGACCAGAACCACCGCACGCTGCTGCGCTGCTGGCCCGACGCGCCGGCCGGCATCTACAGCGCTGGCCTGAAGCGCCGCGACGCGCGCGCCAAGGTCGTGTTCGCCGGCGTGCAGTCGGTCTACCGCCGCGCGGAGGAGCTCGGCTGGTTCGACCTCGTGCTCGTTGACGAGGCACACCTGATCCCGGCGCGCGGCTTCGGCATGTATCGCACGCTGCTCGCCGAGCTCCGGCAGATCAACCCCAACGTCAAGCTGGTCGGCTTCACGGCCACGCCGTTCCGCACCGACACCGGCCGCCTGGACAAGGGCGACGACCGCATGTTCCACGGCGTCGCCTACGACACGCCGCTGGCGAAGATGATCGAGGACGGCTGGCTGTCGCAGATCACCAACCAGGGCGTCAAGGCCGAGATCGACACCAGCCGTGTCCACACCCAGATGGGCGAGTTCGTGCAGAGCGAGCTCGAAGAGGCGGCGACCGGCGACGGTCTCGTCGCGGCCGCGGTCGACGAGCTCATCGCGCGCGCCGGCGACCGCAAGGGCTGGCTGGTCTTCTGCTGCGGCCTCGACCACGCCAGCATGGTCTGCCACGAGCTCGAAGAGCGCGGCATCGGCTGCGCGACCGTGTTCGGCGAGACGCCGGCGGACGAGCGCGACCGCATCATCAAGGCCTACCGCGCCGGCGAGATCCGCGCGATCGCCAACGTCGGCGTGCTGACCACCGGCTTCGACGCGCCGCACACCGACGTGATCGCGCTGATGCGCCCGACGCAGTCGCCCGGCCTCTACGTGCAGATGGTCGGCCGCGGCATGCGGCGCGCGGAGGGCAAGGACAACTGCCTCATCCTCGACTTCGGCGGCAACGTGATGCGGCACGGCCCGATCGACGACGTGCGGGTGCGCGAGGCCAAGGGCGGCGACGGCACCGGCGAGCCGCCGATGAAGAAGTGCGCGCAGTGCCTGCTGCTCGTGCCGACGGCGATGACCATCTGCCCGGCCTGCGGCTACACGTTCCCGATCAAGCGCGGCGAGCCGAACCACGACGCGCGCGCCGACACCAACAGCGCGCTGCTGTCCGGCATGAAGAAGCCGATCGAGCACTGGACGGTCGACCGCGTGGTCTACGACGAGCACCACAAGCGCGGCGCGGCCGCCGATCACCCGACCACGCTCGGCGTCACCTACTTCTGCGGCTGGCACCGCACCGTGCGCGAGTGGGTCTGCTTCAACCACCCGAAGGGATCGTTCGCGCAGCTGAAGGCGGCGGCGTGGTGGCGTCACCGCGGCGGCCGCGACCCGGTGCCCGAGACCGTCGACCTCGCGCGCGTGCGCATCGAGCTCGGCGAGATCAAGCGGCCGATGACCGTGATCGTGGACACGCGCGGCGAGTGGCCCGAGATCAAGGGCGTGCGCCTGGACGAGGAGGCCGAGGAGGAGCGCGCCGCGATCCAGGCCGAGAGCGAGGCTCAAGTGCAGGCGCCCCGTGTGCCGATCGAGGACTACGGGGACATCCCGTTCTAGACTCAGGAGGAACTGACCATGGATAGCCGAACGAATCTGGTGTTGAAGTTCGCGTGCTGGGCGTGCGCTGCTGCGATCGAGGAGGGATCGGAGCGCGGCGACTGGGAACAGGTGCAGGCCGCCGCTACGGCGATCGCTGCGCTGGTGAAGGGCGCGGTCGAGAACGACCGCGGCACCCTCGACAAGCTGCTCGCCTACCTCCGCGACTACGAGCAGCGCCGCGGCGCGGGGGCGTCGCGTGGCTGACCCGGCAACCGCGCTCGAAGCCGCCCTGGCCTACGCCGACCGCGGCTGGTTCGTGTTCCCCGTGCAGGTTGCCCCGAACAAGCGGCCGCTCTGCGAGCACGGCTACAAGGACGCCACCACCGACCACGCGCAGATCGTGGCGTGGTGGCAGCAGTGGCCGGCCGCGCAGGTCGGCGTCGACTGCGGCCGCAGCGGCATCGTGACCGTCGACCTGGACGAGAAGCCGGACGCCGACGGGTTCATGTCCTGGGGCATCCTGGAGCTCGAACACGGCTGCGCCGGCTGCGGCCTGGAGATGAAGACGCCCCGCGGCCGCGGACGGCAGCTGTTCTTCAGCGACCCCGAGAAGGCCTGCAGGAGGCGCCTGGGCGTGCGCCCGGGCATCGACCTCCTCGGGGATGGCGGCTACACGATCGTGCCGTCCCCGGCCAGCCCGGGCCGCTCCTGGACCTACGGCGACCCGTTCGAGGTCGACGACCTCGTGCCGGCGCCGGCGTGGATCGTGGAGCTCGGCGGCGAGCGGCGTGCGAACAGCGACCGCTCGTCGCCGCTCGCGCCGGTAGCGCCCGCCCGCCTGACGCCGCTGCTGCCCGAGCAGGTCGCCGACATCCGCACCGCCCTGGCCTGGATCCCGAACGACGAGCGCGGCGACTGGCTGCGCGTCGGCTTCGCGCTGAAGAGCACCGGCGCCGGCGAGCAGGCCTACGAGCTCTGGGAGGAGTGGAGCCGCGCGACGCCGGCCGGCGGCGTCCACCCGAAGTTCAACGAGAAGGACCAGCGCTACACCTGGGAGCACGCCACCGAGCTCCGCGCCGACGGCCGCGAGGTGACGCTGCTCACGCTGTTCTACATGGCGATCGAGCGCGGCTACGAGGGCCCCGTGCCCGACGACCTGGACCCCGAGATCGAGATGCACGACGCGGCCGCGGACACCGACGAGGTCGTGCCGGCGGCGAGCTCAGCCGTGCCCGAGCGCAAGATGACGCTGATGGACTGGGACGAGGTCGCCGAGATGCCGCCGGTCGAGTGGCTGGTCGACGCGCTGATCCCGCGCGAGACCGTCGGCATGCTGGTCGGCGACACCGAGGCCGGCAAGACGTTCGGCTCGCTCGACCTCGCGATGCGGCTCGTCCACGGGCTCGACTGGTGCGGACAGCGCGTGCAGCCGTGCAGCGTGCTCTACCTCGCCGGCGAGGGACAGCACGGCCTCGCCGGCCGCTTCCGCGCGTGGCGCTACTTCCACCAGCACCTCGGCCTGGACGCCGGCGACCGCTACTGCATGGTGAGCTCCGAGATCCCGCTGCTGTCGAAGAAGACGATGCACGTCCTGACCAAGCTGGTCGAGATGGTCACCGAGCGGAAGGGGCACGCGCCCGGGCTCGTGGTGATCGACACGCTGTCGCAAGCGCTCGACGACGACGAGAACGACGCGAAGACCGTGGCGCCCGTGCTGCGCGGGCTCGTGGCACTGACCAAGCGCTTCGGCTGCTCGGTGCTGATCGACCACCACCTCGTGAAGCTGAACGCGAAGCTGCGCCGCGGCGAGCAGGCGGCGCGGCCGACGCGCGACTCGGTGCGCGGGAGCTCGGCCCTGACCCGCAACGTCGACTACGTGCTCGGGCTCGTCGTCACCGACGAGGCCGGCGGCCGCGAGCTCCACGTCTGGAAGCAGAAGGACAGCGAGAAGCTGGACCCCATCAAGCTGCTGCTGACGCCGACCGAGACCGGCCGCATGCGGCCCGACCTGACCGAGGAGCGCAGCTGCGTCCTGGCCCTGACCCCCAACCTGCCCGAGCGCGACGAGGCCGAGGAGCAGGAGGCCGGCGAGGACGGCGCAGGCGGCCCGCTGGTGAACGATCAGGCCCGAGCCCAGGTCCAGGCAGCCCTGGCGTCGATCGTCGCCACGCTGACCGCTGAGGGCGCCGTGGAGGGCCCCGGCAACCGCGGCGCCATGACCAGCAACGAGGTCGCCCAGGCCGTCGGCAGGAAGCGCGGCGTGGTCCTGGCCGCCCTGGCCAAGGGCGAGCGCGACGGCGTCCTGCGCAACGCCGGCACCGCCCGGAAGGCGGCGTGGCTGGTTGCGGTCGACCGTCCCAAAGTGGTTCCCGAGACGCCGGGAACCACCGACCCCGCAGAAGTGAAACAGGAGGGCTCCCAGGATGCCGCTGCCGGCTAACTGGTTCCCGCGGTTCCCGCTGGTTCCCGCACTGGTTCCCGTGCGGTTCCCGCTACTGGTTCCGACCCCCTCTGGCGACGCGGTCTCTGGTGGTTCCCGGGAAGTGGTTCCCACCACCCCCCCTATGGGGGGGGTGGGAATCCCGGGAACCGCCGGAACCGCGCCGCCAGGGGTCGGATGTCCGAGGAGGTGTTGAGTGCAGCAGGTAGTGTTCACGTTCACGATCCCCGTCCCCCCGTCCACCAAGAACAGCAGGCGCCTGCTGAAGCACGGCCGCCGCACCATCGTCGCGAAGAGCGCGGCCGCGACGCGCGCCATGCGCTCGATCCAGGATCTCGCGATCCAGGAGCTCCACCGGCGCGCGCTGCGGCCGCCGTCGATCATCATGTCCGGTGGGACGCTGTTCAGTGACGACGACGTGGCCATCGACATCACGCACAACGTGGAGGCCGATACCGTCACCGTCTCGGTCTGGTCGGCCGGCCCGAGGGGCAAGGGCAAGACCGGAAGGAAGCGCGACCTCCAGAACCTGCAGGAGGGTATCCTCGACGCGCTGCAAGGCATCCTGTTCGAGAACGACAACCAAGTCACCGAGCTCCGCATGCGGAGGGCACCGTGAGAGCAACGATCGAGAACCTGTCGCCACTGCCACGAACGCACTGGTGCCAGATCACCTTCCCGCGCGACACCGTCGCGTCCTTCCCCGAGCACTGCTCGTTCGTCGTCGACCAGCACCGCCGCTGGCGTGCGGTCAAGGGACGCACCATCGGCAGCGAGACCGTCGTCTACGTGCAGGCCGACATCGACGGGCACGAGAGCGTCACCGGTACGCTCGACCCCGCTCCGGTCTCCACGCAGGTGCATCGCATGCACCCATGGGTCGCCGACGACATCAGCAAGCTGGTGCTGCAGGCCGGCGTCCGCCTGGGCGGCTACGACACCTGGACGCAGCTGGCCGAGTGGAAGCTGCTGTTCACCAACGCGGCCGTGCAGCGCTGGTGGACGCGCGCGCTCGGACCGCACGGCCTCATCCTGGAGGTCTGGGCCGACGTGTGGAGCGACACGCCCGTGCTCGACTTCTACGCCAAGGTCGTCTGGAGCGATCGCACCGACCCGTCCTGGAACGCCGTGTTCGAGGGCGTGTGGCTGAAGAGCGGCGAGGCGCTCGCGCTCGACTACGCCACCGCGCACGGCATCGTCGGTGGTGCGAAGAACCACGAGGGGCTCTACGTCTACCTGCTCGGTCGCGACCTCGGCTTCGCCGACGGCACGGCGCTGCCGCTCAGCGGCTCGATGCTGTGCTTCCGCGATCGACCCGACAACCTCAACGACCAGCAGATCGCAGACGCGATCCGCAACCTGCAGGCGGCCAGCGGCGCGCCGGTGTTCGGCATCGCGCTGCCCGGTGAGCGCGGAGTTGCCGCGCGCGTCGAGCTCAACGCGCTGCGCACCGCGGCCGCGAACGAGTGGAACCGGTTCGTCAACATGACGAGCTCGTTCCGCGGCTGGTATGCCTACCGACCCGTCGGCTGCACGAGCACGCCGGCCCAGACGGGATCGCAGGAGGACTTCGGCGCGACCAAGGGCACGTTCGCCGTCGCGCTCGCACAGCCGCGCCACATCTACCGGCTGCGCTACGCTGTGCAGTCGGACCTGTTCCGCGGCTGCCAGCACTACGAGGACGGCAAGCCGCTCGACCTCGGCAGGCACCCGCGCTGGGTGTCGCTGTCGATGATCACGCACTACCACACCGGCGTGAGCACCGATCGGCTGGGCAAGGATGGACCGCGGCCGCCGGCGACGGGCTGGGCAGGCTACGACGCGCAGCACCGATCGCAGAACAACCTCGCGGCCTACCTCGCGCTGCACGACGACCCGCTGATGCAGGAGCACTGCGAGCACATGCTGACCGCCGACTTCGCCGACTACCGGCGCAGGTTCCCGCAGAACGGGACCGACGCTGCTCGCGGCCAGGGTCGACCGGTCGGCACCTGGGCGCAGCTGTTCAAGGCCACCGGCAAGGAGCGCTTCGCCGAGCTCATCAACCTGCAGACCACGCAGAGCTACGGCACGCTGATGAACCTCGGCAACGGCTCGACGATGCGGATCCTGTCCTACATCCTCGACGCGCGCTACCCGCTGATGATCAACGGCGTGCTCGCGCCCTGCGTGTCGACGTGGGAGCACGGCCTCGCGATCGTCGGGTTCTACCTCGCGCAACACGTCCTGCCGAGCAACGCATGGCGCGAGCGCATCATCGACGAGCTCGCGCTGTTCCTCGCACGGCACGCGCTGCACGAGGACACGCCCAACGTGTTCCGGCTCGCGACCGCGGTCCACTGGAACAACGGCGACGCGCCGCTCGGCTTCCTGTGGGACAACGGCAGCGGCGTCGGCGGCTGGACCCGAGCAGGCCTCGTGGTCGCGCGCGAGTGGCTGGCCGACAAGCCCGAGCACGCCGACCTGCACGACAAGGTGCGGCGCTACCTGCTGGCCACGCTCGAAGACCCGACGCCCGACCTGGGCTGGGCCGAGTGGTGGGCGATCGCGGACCCGATCCTGTAGACTCCAGGCATGGCCAAGCCGACCAAGATGACAGCCGAGCTCGTCGAGGAGCTCGTCGCCTGGGTGTCCGAAGGGAACACCCTGGCGGCGTTCTGCCGCAAGCACGAGCTCGGCCGTCGCACGGTCTACGACTGGCTGGAGGCTGACCCGGAGCTAACCGCACGCTTCGCGCGCGCGCGCGAGCTCGGCGCGGACGCGATCGCCGACGACATCCTCTCGATCGCCGATGACGGGAGCAACGACACCTACATCGACGACGAGGGCAACGAGAAGACCGACCAGGACGTGATCCAGCGCAGCCGCCTGCGCGTGGACGCACGGCTCAAGCTGCTGGCCAAGTGGTTCCCGCAGCGCTACGGTGACAAGGTGCAGGTCGGTGGCGCGGCCGACCTGCCACCGCTCGTCAAGGACGCAACCGACATCGAGATCGCGGCTCGCATCGAGCAGATCATGTCGGCCGCCCGAGCTCGCCGCGCACAGGAGAAGACTGACCATGGCCACAACGAAGGACACCAAGGAGCTCCTCGCCGCCGTCCGCGCGCTGCGCGACGCAAGGCGAAGGGCTCGTGATCTCAGGCAGCGCTACCTCGATGTCGAGGCGCAGCTGCAGAAGCTGACCTCGCAGGAGCGCGAGCTCACCGGCGAGCTCGAACGAGCATGGCGCCGCGTGCGCGACCTCGCGGAGGGCACGTCATGAACATCGACGCCGCTGAAGTCTACAGCGACCTGCGCGGCCTCCTGCTGCGCTTGGTCAAGGCGCACACGAGGATCGCCGACGCGCTCGAACAGATCGCGCAGGAGGGCATCGGCATCCAGGCCGAGGTCACCGTCCACGAGACCGTGGTCGTCGAGCTCAACCAGGAGGAGGAGTCGTGAGCCGCTCCGGCTCGCTGTGCGACTGCCGCGTGGTCACCACGCGGGACAGCCGCGGCTTCCGCAACAACCGGAACGTCGAGCACTGCTCGCGGCACAGCGAGCACAACGTGCGCCGGCTCGAAGAGCAGATCGGCCGGCTCACCCGGCCGGTCACCGACCCGATCCAGCCCGACCGCTGGGCGACCACGCTCAACCTCGACGGCCTCGCGCAGCAGGCCGCGGCCGCGCACGACGGCATGGTCGTGCTGCACTCGCACGAGCTCAAGCTGCTGGTCGAGATCGCGCGACGCGAGCGCCAGCCGCTGCTGCGCGTCGACGACAAGGGCAACGTCGAGGTCGTGCGGTGCAACCGCTGCACGCACGCGCTCGACGTGATCGCGGCCGTGCTGTCCCTGGTGCCGCCGCCCGGCATCGCTGACCTGCTGATCAAGCTGCGCGACGGGCTCAGCAAGGAGGGCGTGTGAGCACCGACGCACCCGACCCTCTCATCTGCCACGACTGCAACGAGGACGTGCCCGAGCTCTTCGGCAGCCTGTGCAGCCGGTGCTTCGCCAAGGCCGAGCGCGCGGTGAACGAGGCGGCCGCCGACGACGACTGCCGCCGCATCAACGTCAACACCGCGCTGCCCGAGACCAAGTGGCGGCCGCTCACGCCCGAGGAGCAGCGCATCGAGGACGCCGTGCAGCGCGCGACCGTCGGCGACCGCAGCATCCTGGCCGAGGCGCACGCCATCGTCGACGGCGCGCGACGGCTGAGCTACGGCCACCCGCGCGACAACCACCAGCGCACCGCTTCGATGTGGGCCGCCTACCTGGGCAGGCCGATCACGCCGCGCGACGTGTGCATGCTCAACGCGCTGCAGAAGATCAGCCGCGACGCGCACCGGCCGGGCCGCGACAACCTCGTCGACCTCGCCGGCTGGGCACGCAACGCCGAGCTCGTGGAGGCGCAGCCATGATCCGC